GCAACCGGCTTCTTGATAATCCGAGTGTAAGATCCACCAGCGTCGAAGTATGTCTTAACCAACTGAAATTGAGTCGTAGTCCCATCACCAACACCGATCTGAATGTCAGTTGCTGTTGTCGCTGTTATAGGATCTTTTGACTTGTAATCAGCCCAGTCTTTCCAGCGAAAACCATGCAATTTCCCACGACGAGCTTCAAAGAACTCAATTGTCTCATACAGATCCTTAAGATCTTGCAAACCAAGACCAGCATTATAGCTACGACGAGAATGCTGCCAGATGCTGTTCCGTTGCTCGAACCCAGATCGCAAAGTCACAACGTCAGTCATCCGACGCGGACCACCGGAAGAACCTTTGGAGATACCTGTGGGGAATTGAACTTCGTGAAAAGCCATCACATATTCCTTTGTCCGCGACCGATCATACGAGCAGCCTTAGCAGAGAGCTGAGACTCACTAGCACGGAAACTTGCTACATCAGGAGTTGTGATATTGAAGTTCACAATCGTCTGGTTTGAAGCTCCACCGTTTCTACCACTTTGTCCACGAGGGGTGACCGAAACCTCTTCTCCATCTTGAGCGCGGAAAGCGACCAGTCTGTTATCATTCCCACCATTAGGCAGAGGAGCGATGCCAGTGTTTGGACCGACAGTGAATGAACCACCAGTTTGAAGACCAAATAGGCTCTTGAAACCAGAGAACAGAGAACCGAATATATTCCCGCCAGCCTGACCTCCAGCCCCTCCTCCAATCCCCGAGCCACCGAAGAGTTGTTGGAACGCTTGAGAAACAACGAGCTGAATGATCATTTTATTGATAGAGCGGATTAGAGAGCCGAAGTCAGCTTCACCATCAACCACAAGATCAGCAATCGCCGACGACATGCCATCAAATGCAGTCGTGATGATATTTTCCATCTGAGTGGCATAGTCGCCAGTCTTCTGAAGGATCTTTAAGAACCCTCGCTCCATACCAGAAGCCATGTCAGTTTGAGAGTTGAGGAATTCTATACGAGCCTTGATCACCTCATTCGTAAATTCAGCTTGATTGATCTTGCCAGCTTTAAGGAGCTCATTGAGGGCACGAAGAGTCAATTCATATTCGTAGGCAGGGCCACGAACAGATTGGTAAATCTCAGCGGCTTTCTTTAAGGTCTCGTTCTCGTTGAGAATTTCCATAACCAGAGCACGTTCGGTCTCAGTCAACTTCCGTTTGAGTTCTTCTTCAACTTTGATGATTGCCTGTAGTTTCTCACGCTCAGCAGCATTCACACGAAGCAATTCATTCTGAAGAGTGAGCTCTTGAACAATCTGTTCAAAAGTCTTTCCACCACCACTTCCACTTCCAGCAGCCCCTGGAGTCGTTCCAGCAGTTCCTGGTTTATTGAGATCAGCATTCGTGCGAGCCAGCCTCTCTTGGGCAACCTGACGAGCACGAGCAAGAACTGCACTCCAAGCATTGCCGATATAATCGGTGTTTAGAGACCTACCAAATTCTTCACTGAAAATCTGACCGACTTCAGAAGCAGCACCAGACAACTCCTGACGATATTGGCTGAGATCAACTTTTCCAATCAAGTTAGCGAACGGGTTCTCTTTGCCGACTGCGACAGCGGCCTGACCAATAAAGTCAAGCAGACCTTGGATTGCGGCGAGGATACCATTGATCCCAGTCTCAATGACAGTTATCAATCCATTGATTGCCATCTTGCCAACGTCCATCAAAGCAGCGGGAAGAATATCCCACGCTTTGACAACGCTGTTCACCAGACCGACCCAGAGACCGATCTGCATGTTGATATAAGTCTTGACAGCATTGACGATCCAACCAAGGATCTCAACTATCTTGTTCCACAACCATGTGAACTTCTCACCGACCCAATTCAACGCAGGGCCGAAGACGTCCACAAGGAATTTCTCAACTGGAGCGATAGCTTCCATGATCAATTGGAAAGTGGCGATACCTACATCACGAAGAGTGACAAGCTCATTATCAGCCACACCGATCTGATCAGAGAAATACACCAGAGCGAGAACGACAGCGGCGATAAGAGCAATGATCGCACCGATTGGGTTAGCGATAATGACAGCCCAGAGAGCCGTGAAAGCTGAAGCGACACCACGAACGATTGCTGCGAGACCTGGGAAAGCCGTGCTCAGACGTGCTAGGACGCCACCAGCGGCGGCATTCGCCACTGTGGCACGGCTCTGAGCAGCCGTCAGAGTGTTCGTCGCAGCGGTTTGAGCAGCCAAAGCACCTGTCAGTTGACCTTTGGTCGCAAGAAGAGCAGTCTCGGTTCGCTGAAGAGCAATGTTAGTCCGGATGTTTTGAGCGACCGCTGCATTGTATGCGATGAAGCGACCAGTCAAGGCATCACGAGCGATACGACGCTGAGTGTCGATTGCGATAGACGCTTGTTGCTGAAGAAGTAGAGAACGTTGAGTTTGAAGTTGAAGAAGATCAGCTTGAGTTGAACGAACAGTAGCAGCAGCATTCGCACTCTCAGCAGCAGCCGCTTGAAGAGCAGTCGCAGCTTTCGCTTGCTCAATACCAGTCGCAGTCAACAAAGTTGCATTACCAGCAGCGACAGCGGCAGTAACCTGACGCTGAATAGCAAGCCATGAAGCTAAAGAAGATACAAGAGTTCCTATCTTCCAACCAGCGAAAGCAGCGATTGCGGCGATTACAGCACCGACAAGAACATTCAGTGAATTTGACAAAGCTATGATCGCACGAGCGACAGCTTCACTTGCTCCAGTAGAATCATCAAAAGCATCAAGCAGACGAAGAGCTTCTGTTCTGAGAACACTGAAAGCCTGACTGATCGTTGGAACGGTCTGGGCGAACTTACCAGCAATTTCTTCACGAGCGTTTCGGAAAGCATTGATGATAATGTCTGTAGTGATCTTTCCATCAGAACCGAGTTTACGAAGTTCACCACGAGTCACTCCAAGTTGCTGGGCAATGACGTCAGCGACAAATGGAAGCTGTTCCAGAACAGAACGAAGTTCGTCACCGTTCAGTCGACCAGAAGCCAAGCCCTGTGACAACTGAATCAATGCAGCACTAGCTTCACGACTGCTCGCCCCAGAAAGGATAGTTGCTTGGTTCAAAGTCTCAGTGAAATTCAATGTGTCTTTTTGTGACAAACCGAGTTCACGAACAGCGAGGGCGACACGAGTGTAGATTTCAGCAGTGGACTCGAAGTTCGAACGAGTCCTGTTGCTGATGTTGAACAGTTCTTCCTGAACAGCATTCAGTTCCTGAGTGCTCTTGGTCACCAGGACGAGTCGGTTCTCGAAGTTCGTCAGCGTGTCCAGCATACGAGTCAGGCCAGCCAGAAGACCAGCACCACCGAGGACGAACAAAGCATTCTGAAGAAGACGAAGACCGCGAACCGAGCGTTCAGCGACAGCGCCAATCTCCTCGAGGTTGCGCTTGACAACCCGAGCTCCGTTCTCTCTTACGATGATGTCAATGGTTTCTGTTGCCATTATTCAGCGCTCACCGTTCTATCCAGAAGCCTTACCTGAGCAATCTCAGCTTGGGCATCGAGAAGTGCTATTTCAACCCAGTCATTCGGTTGTTGTGATGAAGACCCATCACGAAGACGACCAAGATATGGGATTGCGTTTGTGATGAAGAGCGCAGTCCCAGCTTGACCGGAACCACGCTTCGCTCCAACACGAAGTTGATTAATAGTTGCGATCCCGGCTTGGATAGTGGCACGAGCATTCTGCCGTTCACCAATGCCGAGTTTCTTACCCGGAGAATATGCAGGGATTACTGAACGTGTCGGATTGCCCAAGGAGACACGCCAGGATGCTCCAGATAGGCTGAGTCCATCTCCCTTATGTGGTGATGCATCTCTTCCGTTTGTTCATCATTGAGATCATAAGCCTTGCAGTAGTCATGAATGACCTTCCAAGGAATAGGACCCAATGACATCCCTATTTGCCGACTGTCGGAGAGCTCAAAGAAGGCTAGATAATATAGTTCTAGACCTGTTATGAGTTCCGGAGCATTTGCAATGCGGTCCGGGAAGGGGATCCCTTCCCGTAGGCATTGCTGCATGATCTTTTGCTCGACAGCCCCCTGCTCCAGGAAATAGAGCAGGACTTCTACGAGTTTTTTCCGTCTGCCTCCATCTCCTCCTTGCGGAACAAACTGATACCTTCAGCCGACTGCTGAAGATCCATGAAGAGGGACGGCAGCAGCTTGAAAGTGAGTGCGATGTTCTCGGGCGTAACTTCCAGGATACCGCCACCCTTCTTGTGGATACCGTTCTTCCACTTGGTGTTTCCGTCCTTGTCTTCGCCATC